GTCTGGTGTGATTAATAATTCATTTCTACTTTGATTAGATTCTATTATTTCAAATGATAAATCTTTTAAGTAGATTTGTCTTTCAAGGTCTGGTTTGTCTTCGTTTTCGTTTATAGCATAATAAGTAATATCATTACCTATTGTTTCAACTGAATATTCACCAGTGTATATTTCGTTTATGGATGGGTCGTAAAAAGCTTGAGATTGAATATTACCAGCGACTAATCTAAGGAACTTGTATACGACTTGGTAATCACCATCTCTTAATTCAAAAAGTTCTCTAAGGTGTTGTCCAACATTAAGTTTAATGGTATCGTTTGAAAAGTTTTCTGGAACTAAAGATTTGAAATCTAAAATTCTATCACCGATTAATCTATTACCACTATCAAATACAAACAACTGAACAAAATCTTTTGCTCCGGTAGCACTATCCTCTAATAAATTACCAAATCCTGTTCTTCTTTTATTAAGGGTAAAGTATTTTTCTCTTTGTCGTGGTGTTAATCCGAAAGTAGCCATTATATTAAGTCTTTAAATTCTGAGTCAATTTTAGTTTCATATCTTTTGATAAAGTTTCTTGATTTTAATTCAATTGTAACTAACTCGTATCCTTGTTCTTCTTGAGCTTTTCCGAATGCTAAAGGGTCTTCAAAGGACACTATAAACCCTCGTGAGTCTCTTGTTAATTGTTGTGAAAATTTAGGATTAGATTTATAATCCGTTCTTTGTTTTAAAATGTTTTGTCTTTTTCTTTCAAGTTCTTTTTGTCTGTAAACTCCATAATATTCAGAACTCTCAATCGCTGCGTCTGTTGATTTATATGGCATTGTTTTTACCTCACTACTCTAAATTCAAATTCATCGTCATAAATGTTAATCTCTTTACTTGCTCCACTTCCACTTACAACTCGAACTAAGAATCTGTAATTTCTTTCTGCTTGAAATCCGTCCATTTGAATGTTGAAAAAATTACTCGTTGAATCACAACTTATCGTAGAACCAGAACCAAATGGAATTATTACCTCTTCCGTTTCTGCGTCACGAACTGAATATGCAACTGACGCACTTGGTAAGTATTTAATTGTCAACTCTGCTGGTGTTGTAGCGAATGTTGTAGTTGGGTAAAGTTCTCTACCAACAACTCTTAATTTCACTATTGATTTTTCGTTGTACTCTTCTCTTAGATTTTGAAAGTAAATTTTTAATCTTTCTAAATCTGCAGTTACCAATGGTGATAAACTTCCTGTTGACCAAGTTGAATCGTCCCATACAACTTCTAACTTAGGTGGATATATAGTATGAGTATCAGTTGAAAAGAATTTTAAATTACCAAGTCTTGTAGAACTGCTTTCATCTTTTGTCGTATCACTGCCTGGATTAAATGAAAAGTCTATTGAACTTGTGTACAAAGATTCTCTCTTTACTAAAAATCCATTGTTAGGAAACAATGATGATGAATATAAATGATTCTTCACCAAATCAGTCACATCTACTCTAATGTCTCGTGTAGCTTTTGTTAGAGCAAAAGATGAACTAACTTTGTATTGGCCTCCCATACTACCTGTAAACCAAGCGCCCCCATCAGTCAATACTGAACCTGTTACCCAAGGTGTTTTAGCGTCTTGATTACGATATTGATAAGACGCTCCATCAGTAGTGACTGGATTGTGGTCAAGCTTTCCTGTACCTTCTGACCAACTACCACTAACCATATAAACAAATAAGTTCTGGTCAGCTAATAACTCTTCAGATGTTGCGTCATATAAATTTAAATAATATTTTGCGGATGAAGGTATTCTTCCTTCTATTACTGATTGTGAAATATTTGCATAATCAAAGTCAATCAATACTCTTGAAATGTTTTGTATTGTTCCGTCATTTGCAACCTCTTTGTTTACTTCTAATATTTCATCTAATCCGGTGTTAATTGATGATGTTGTACCACCAGAAAATATTGTTGTATCTCTATTTCCAAATTGAAAAAAGTGCATTAGATATCTCCTACTACTTTACCTAAAATATCTTGATTGGGATATTTTACTTCAAAGATACTTGGGTCTAATGATGGATAGATAATTCCATTTTTCGATGCTTTTTCAACATCATATACATTACCACTATATCCTTGTGATATGGTCGCTTTGTTTTCTATTAATATTAATTGTTTGTCTGGATTACCAGATTCTGGTGGAACAATACTAGCTACTCCATCCACTAATGATATTTCATTTGCAATATCACTCAATACAATCGGTTGATTTATTTGCCACTTCGAAATATCAAAATGTCGTTTTACTGCTTGAACACAATTAAACAATACTTCACTTTTGTTAAATCCACGATTTGTTATGATTGAAAATTTTACACCTATATTAATTACATACGCACTTTTCAAATTAATCGCATCTGTTAAAATTCTGTATTGTGACAAATAAGTTTTTAAATTATTTTTTACAGCGTCATTGATTGTAGTTAATTTTTTTTGACTATCATATCCTAATAAATACATATTAAGTGCTAATGGATTTGAAATTGGTGTAGCGTCATCATTTTGTTCATTCATTTGATTCACTTCATCTTGAATCAAATATGCTTTTGCGATATTACCATACTTTTGTGGTAATGAATAAACTCTTGTTAAATAATCTTGTCTCGTAACTGCTCTGTTTTGTGTGTTTAGCATAGATAGTGCATTTTGCTTAATGTCAATTAGAGTTTCTTTTGAAGCGCCACCAGCGGCTGGTAATATATTATTAAATGATAAACTATCTTGTGCAGATTGAGTTTTCGTAGTGTCTAAATTTTCAGCGATAGTGAATGTTATATCTTTGGCTGAATTTATAGAATTAGATTTTACATTGTGTTCAACTGCTCCTCCATATCTATACTTTATCGTAAGTGTTGTATTCGCTGGAGCCAATCCATAAGTTTTTGTTTTCATAAAGTTACTTGGGTCAAATGACTCATCTAATCTTGATACACCAAATCCTAAAGCTGAACCAACATTATCTGGATTAGGGACAATCACTTCATCAGGATTATCACTAACTCCCGCGCCAAATCTCACTTCAGTTTTATCGTCTGCTGTAATTCTTGTTATAAATCTTCTTGATGACTTAATCAACTTCAACATATAAGGTGTATCATTTTGATGTGATGATAATGTAGGTTCGTTTAGTGATGTGTTTTCAATTGTTTGAAAAACCGTATCTTGTGCTAAAAACGGAACTTCATACCAAGTGTTTCCATTTGAATCAGTTATAGAAACTATTTCACTAACGCCCTTATTTCCAAGTGTAACCTTATCAAACTTTTTAGCGTTATTAAAAGTAAATGTTTGTTCGGTTGTAGTTCCTGATTGTGCCACTACATTCTTCTTAAGTAAAAACTCAGTCGGTATATTACCGCTTGATGGTGTAACCATTTCTATTGACATTGGGTCTAATGAACTTGAAACTTTAAAGTTAACTTCATCTAATAATGTAAAGTCTACACCAGTCTCAGATGTTACAATCGCACCTGTTGATAAAACACCCGAATAATCTAAATCAGCAATATATCCATCACTTCCATCTGACTTAGCTGGTACGGTTTGTGTTACCTCTAATTCAACTGAAGCAGGAACTGCTGTCTTTGGTTTATATCCATATGATTGAGCGATATCATAAACGTTCTTTTTTTCTTCTGCGTAATTTATTAGTGTTTCTTTATATTGATTGTCAACATAGTAATTTAATGTATCACCAACATACGCTGCCATCTCAACAAACATCATACCCGGTGATGCCTCATTGAAATCATTGTATTGATTTGGGAAATAAGTCTTCGCAAACTCAATTAGATTTTGTCTAATAGATGAAAAGTCTCTACCAAGATAACTTATTTCTTTCTTAACTATTTTTTTATTTGTGTTATAATCTGACATTCTATACTCCTAAATCAAACTTAAATGATATTGTATCGAGAGCCTCTGGCTCAAGTGTTGTTGAATATTCTAATGATACGCCTACTTGATTTGGATTTCTATCATCTTGAACAACAACTAGATTGGCAACTCTTACATAAGGTAACCAAGTTGATAAACTTTGTCTAATACTATCCTCAACATTTGACAAAGATTGTGGTGTTATTTGTTCAAACAATAAGTTCTTTAAATCTGAACCAAAGTTTGGTTGAAAAACTCTTTCACCTTTTGATGTTAAAAGTAAATTTCTAATATTTGACTTTACTTGTTGTCTAACATTTTTTGTTTTTCTTAAAAATCCCTCATTACTAAAATCTAATGGAAATTCAACACCAACATAAATGTCATCATCTCTATCTATTTCTCTTACATTAGCCATTATGGTCTATAATTACCTTCGCCTTTTTTCTTATTGTTTATTGCTTTCATCAAACCAGAATAATCACGAGTCAACGCATCTTGAACATCTTCAGGAACTTGGTCTACACTTACACCAGCTTTCTTAATTGTATCAACTGCCGCTACTTCTCTAGCTCTTTCTTTGTTCTGTCCTCTACCTAAGTCTCCATAACCTAATACTTCTGCCATATTGTCAGAACCTAAGACTCCACCCCCTAATGTCGGATATTCATCAGTTTGTCCCGATGAACCTAATGGATTGGTATTGTTTAATACTTCGTTCAACGCTGGGTTTTTAGAGTATTGTTTTTTAGTTTTATTGACAACCTTTTTAGGTTTTGGTTTAGAAATCGCATCTGATAGTTTGACTTCTTTTTGCTCATTAATAAATATCTCACTCAGTTGTTTTTTAACCTCTTTGCGGACAACTAATTCAATTATATTTTTTAATTTATTTTTGTTCATTATTGCTCCTACTTTAGCTTTACATTTTTACTTAAAATCTTATCATTAATTTTACTTTTTAATTTACCTAAAAATGGAAATGGTTTAGTGGCTTGACCAGCTCCTATATCTGTGTTTTCAATAGCGTCAACTATTTCTTCTAATAATTCTTTTAACTTGTTTCCTAAAACTGCGTTTTCTAAATTTTCGTCGTCACCTAAATTTATCGAATCAGAGTAAACATTAAATTCGTTTCTTCCGTGAAAGACTATTTTATCTGATTGAATAGTGATTTGTGGTTCATCTATACCATTTATAATTTTATTCTTGAAAGGAAAAGAAACACTTTCATTTGTTGTTAAGTAAACTGAGCTAAGCTCATCTTCTAAATTTTCTTCGTATGTTAGTGAAATATCTGGATTGTCTTCATTGATTCCAGCTATTATTTTAACATTTGGTGACTCGTTATATTTTCTGTTAGCTCCTTCATTACCATCTACAAAGTCCTCGGATTGATTACTGCTTAATCTTATAGCACTTCCGAACCTACTTTGTATAATCGTGTCACCCTCGTGTGGTCTTAATTTTTTTGAACCACTTGGTTCTTCAAAATATAATCCCAACTTATTATTAACTGGTTTTGAAGAATAACTACTTATGTTAAACTTTGTGTTAGCTATTTCTGAATTTTGAAAATTTAATTTCTGTCCATAGAAATATTTTCCTAAAAATTCCGTACCCATAACAATTTCACCAACAACTGGAACTTGAAATGTTCCTGGTTCTAATGGATAAAATGTATGTAATTCTTTAGTTGGACTATTTTGTTGTGACAAAATAAATCTACCTTGAATTGAATTTACCTCTAATGTGTCAATATCAGTAAGAACTTTAATGACCTCAATTGGTTCAAAGTGTAAACTCATTCCCATTAGTTTTCCTTTTTAAGTGAATTGTCTATTTCGTCTTTTTTAATTTGTAACTCCTGAACATCTGATTCTATTGCGTCCATTAATTGTTGTTTTTCTGCGTCTGATAAACCGAACTCATCTCCTGAATCCGATACTCGTTTTTCAGCTG